CCGACATAGTTATGATTTTAGTGTGTTTGTGAGCGTTGTTATAATAAATCCCTCGCATTTTTGAGTAAGCACCGGCGATGTGCCAATAAACTGGCGCTGTGGGATATGGGTGGTGTGGTTATATATTGAAGAACGGCGTATTTGGGTAACTTTCCGCTGTTGATTTTGAGTATTTGTTTTAGCAAGCTTTAATGAGCCCTCCTTACCTCTATAGCTTAGTGTCACTTCTCTGTAAGGGTGCCGTATATCGCCACCTTCGTTGTGTATTTTGGCATATGGGATATCTGTACTGAGTGTCGTGTGATCCGCGCTATCTTCTTTGCGGAAGCTGCGGCGAAGAGCTCCCGTCTGTATGAGTATCGCGCGCATTGCCCCTTTATCTTTTACTTTCCTTTTAGGCCAAGGCTGTAGTGAGTCACTCTGAAAACCTTGCATACGAAAGTTGTCGTCTATGAATTTAAGACCTATTACCCCTATGCCATCAATAAGCTGAGGTTTCAACGCCTCAATAGTAGCTGTAAGCCGTTCAAGTGGTATTTTGAATGGGTCTTGTGTCATGGTTTCTTTGATCTGTCTGGTATAAGGGTATTTATTTTATCTTTTATTTCCTTTGGCAACCCGATGTAGTAAGGACTGCCTTTCGGAAACACCAAGCCTTCTTTACCGAGGTTAAGCTGGAACATTTTAGGTATTTCAGGATATTCAGTTTTGGATGCAGGGGTTTTTTTGCCTTCAGTAAGGCGAATAACAGTGCAGCGGCAATTCCAGCCGTTTGGTGGATAGTAGGTATTCCACCATGCATCATTAACAGATTTTGTAGTCCCGTCTAAAATAGCGTGCTCTTCCCGGACACGATCATCTTCCATCGTGCGGTATTCCAGGAGCGCTTCTTCATGAGCGGCAAAGTCTACCCACTTACTGGCCATCTGTGATCCAGACACAGCTGCATTGTATTCGGTCTTAAGCCATTTGCCCTGGTACTCGTCCAGAATGGTCAGTGCTTTGTTTTTAAATTCCTGGAATGATTTGGTATCTTTTACAGCATCAGTGAGATCGCGGAGCTGCTGGTAGTTCTTGGCACCGGAGAACTGGTAAACGTTTGCCTCTAAATGGGCGAGCTTATGATAGTCGGGGGTATCATAGTCGATGGTGGAGAAATCGCCGCCAAAGCCGGTGTAAACGCCTTGCATGTATGTGCGGACGTTTTCCAGCATGGTGGGCTCGTGGAGGTCTTTTTTTTCACCTTTAAACAGCTTTTTAAGGAGGTTTAAATAGAGATCATTCAGCTCGAATGAGTCGGGCTGATCATCGTTGAGCTGTGCTACTATATGGCCTCCGCATTGTGTGCAGGGTTGATATGCCTTCCGTATCAGAAGGCTTGGCCGAAAAAAGTTTTTAGCTTTTCATCCATCATGGCTGAGACATCGCTGAGAGATAGGGCTTGTGGCGTTTTGGGCTTTGGCCTTGGAGTAGTAGCAGGTGGCTGGCCGTCTTGTTCGTCCGGATCAATGATAGTGGGTTGCTGGCCAAGTACAGGGAAAAGCTGTATTGTGTCATCAGCATCTTCCGGTTCAGCAAGGCCAGTAAGATCGTATAACTGTTTTTTGCTGACCGCCAAACCTACCTGTGTAGCCAGCTGAGTAATAACGGGAATAAACTTAGTTAGATATTCAACATCTACTTCCTTATCATATTCAAACTGTCCACCTTCAACCGGGTATCCGTATGCCTTCAGGATATTGATAAAGTGATCGCTATTAAGGCAATCCAATATGTATTCCATATCGGACTTCATGATCTCTTTTTGCTGATCGCTATGTGTTTTTGATTTGCCTTCTGAGCCGTGCTGGCCGGAAGCGGAAGTTTCGGTATTGCCCAGGATAATAAGACTCATTTCCTGATTACAGGCCAAACGGAATGTTTCCTGGAGTTTGCCGTCTCCATTGGATGCTTTGCCGTCTTTCATATCCCAGTCCATTGTACGGGGTATGAGTAGCTTTTGAGAGTTGCCTGACTTCTTAAGTATGTTTTCGCCTGCTAACTTGTCATCTTTATTGTAGCCGTCATACTTGAGGACTATGACAGGTGAGCCGAACAGCTCAATGTATGATGCCCAGTCACCGATTGCGCCGCGCTTCAGGAGTGCGTAATATGATGCATAAAGAAGAAGGCCGAAGTCGTGGTGATCACCAAGCACCCAAATGTTTGTGGCATCCGGGTAATATATACCTTCATTAAGACCGGTCTGCTCTTTCGTGATGAGCTGGGTTTTAATCTTGATGTGCTTTTTGGGCACTTTATTGTACTTAAGGCTTGTTTCGCCTGGTATATCAAATTCAAGCCCAAAGAGACCGTCCATGACCCGCCATATAAGCTCGGTAATAACGCCGCGCATAGCACCCGAACGTATGAGCTTATCCATAGCGTCCACTTTCTCATCGTTCTTTTTGAAGAGCAGTGTTTTATTAAGTACCTGGTCAATGCGCTTTTTGATTATACCCATTAGGTGGGTATCGCGCTTTGCTTCTTCATATAGATCAAAGAGGCGTTGCTGATTCGGGTAAAATATATTTTCAGCAGCTACAAGTGCGGACTGTAGCGTGAGCAGGTCTTTAGGCGAACGATCAACCTGCCGAATGAATAGCTGCGGGAGAGCCGTTCTGATCTCTTTGCTTTCAATGGGGTTATTAGCATCCTGCGTGGCTGCTGCCGTACCGGCATCCTGCACCTTTGTATCTTCTGTCTTTTTTGCCATAAAAATATTTTATAAAATGTCGGATTTCATTATCCCATAACATCGTCACAGAAACCAGTGTTGTTCCTTTTTCGCTGCTGGTATGATATTATATTTGGGGAGTTATCAAGGAGTGGCCACTGGGTGTCATAAAGATCATCGCCAATTTTCTGTAGCATGGCAATAGCATCATCATAATAGCTTTTGGCTGTAGCCATTTCCACATTAGCATTAGAAAGTGTAAGCAGGTGCCAAATGGCAATATTCTTTAGCATCCTGATCAGGTAATTATCTGAATAGGTAGCAGCTATGCCTGACGGATTTGCTGTTGTGACCGTGGGATCACCAAAGAGCTGCACGAGATCAAACCGTGCAAGAAATATTTTCATTTGGTCAATAGCAGTAGCAATAGCTTCAGTAGCCAGCGCTCCCCCATCATTGCGGGTGATCTCGTCTATGATCTCCTGGTATTTTACCGAATTGAGGTCTGCCGGTAGTACAATTGGTGTATATGCTGCCATAATTTAAATGTTTATGAATAACCGTTTTTCCGGCCATCCCGGACGCGTTCCTGAAACATTGCGGTGTTATCCTGGAATGTGGTCATTTTCTGATTTATGATATATACTGCCCCTTCGATGGCATCGGGTCCATCAAGCTCTTTGGATGTAGCTTTGCCGCCTTTGAATTGCGCCTCCAGCCGTTTCATATGCGGATTGTCTTTTTCCTTGATATTCAGGATGAGGTTACTCATTCTATTGAGCGGCTCAAGTGTAGCCTCTATACGCGGCCATTTTTCGGGCTTCTTACGAGTGTCGGGCAGGATGCCTAATACTCCGCCCAGGGAATTGCCTAACTCATAATTGAGCCGTTGCAATACCTGCTCATAGAAAGGGTCCTGAAGGGTGTTGTTTTCAATATAGAAATAAGAAGGGCAAGCATGTTCTATATAATCGCGGCAGGCATACATGGAGCGCATAAAGTTGTCATTACCCATAACATCAAGGAAGCCTGTGTATATGTAGTAAGTGTTTTTTCTTCGGGCAACTATGAATACTGCTTTGCGCGACTGGCTGATATGTGAATGCGCTCCGGGCTTGTCCTTATTTGATGGCGCGGGATCAGCATATACCACAGCAAATGACATTTCTTTTAGCGGCGGACATTCTCCCCAATGCATTTCGGGGAATGTTTTGCCGGTGGACATTGGGTTATTGAAGTACTCTTTTTGCGCTGAGGCATAACTGATCTGAGAAAGTACACGGTCAATGTCTGCTTCACTATTTTTCTCCGGCCAGGTAGAATGACCCTGATCGTCCCGGATGTTTACTTTATCGACGTGATCCGCATATTCGGTGGCACGCACGACACAACAATCTTCGGCAATGACGTTTCCACACCAGATCACAAGAAGGGGATTTGATATAGAACGTGTAGGTATAACGGCTTCCTGTACCCAGTTCCAACGGTTATCAATGATATCGGGGTTACGTGCGTCTTCATCGGTATCAAGATCATCGAAAAGAATAATGTCCGGCCTGGCTGCTTCATTGCGTGAACCGCGTGGGGACTGTCCTGCACCTACTGCGCGAAATGCTGCACCTTTTTTGGTAATGAATTCGCCGGACTCCCAGGAGCCAATACTTTGCTGTTCCCCATAATCGTTTATTATGCGGTTGTTTTTCTCCAGGTTAACCTGGTATGGCAATAAGAGCCGTTCAGCATTATCGTATGAATTGGAAATGAGCAGTGCATTTTTCTTCTTACCGGTAAGGGTGAGATAAAGCACCTCCATCATTGTACGTGTAGACTTTGCTAGCTCGCGGGACCAGTTGCGTACTTCATACCATTCTGGATGATCTATAACCCGGATAGTGGCGTCAATATGAAATTTGGCGGGTGGCGCTGAGACATACACCGGGAAGTAGTATTTAAACCATTCTTCCTGGTTCTGTTCCAGGTATTTTATTCTGAGGCGTTTATCGGCAGGCATTTCCGAGGTATTGACCGGAGTAGCCGCTGCGAGCGCCTG